AAATACAATAGCGGCTGAGTTAGTATTGCCTCGTACAACTACTGTACCTGTGCCATTAGGTGCTAAGTCAAGTGTAGCATTAGAAGTTGTAACAATGTCAGCACCATTCATGTCTAGGTTTCCACCTAGCTGTGGGCTTGTATCTTCTACAACGTTAGCTATATCTGAGCTTGAACCAGAGCCTGCAAGGATAGTACTTCTAGTAATCTTTTTAAGTCCACCACCAGAAGTATCAAGGGCTAAGAATACATCATCATTAGCTGCAGTGCTTATCTCAGTTAGATCACCTATTGTACTGTTGCTTACGTCAAGAATGTTTAGTTCTGCTGCAGTACTTGTAACACCGTCAAGAATGTTTAACTCAGCTGTGGTAGAGGTTACACCGTCAAGTAAGTTTAACTCTGCTGTAGTAGACGTTACGCCATCAAGTAAATTAAGTTCAGCGGCGGTAGAAGTTACGCCATCTAATATGTTTAGCTCTGCAGCAGTTGAGGTAACTCCGTCTAAGATGTTTAACTCTGCTGTAGTAGAAGTTACACCATCTAAAAGATTAATTTCTGCAGCAGTGCTTGTAACTCCATCAAGGATATTTAACTCAGCAGTTGTTACAGTAGCACCATCTAGTATCTCTAGTTCAGCTTCCGAAATAACTGCACTACCAAAAGTAAAATTGCCAGCGACAGTAAGAGTACCACTTATGTCTACGTTACCATTAATATCAATAGTAGTAGCAGCAATCTGTATCTCTGTGTCGGCTACAATATCTAGCTGACCATTAGCACTAGAGTTAATAAAGATAGCAGTATCACGAAACTGTATCTTCTCATTGGTAGCAATAAGTATGTCATCAGAGAACTCAAAGTAGTCCTCATCTTCCATCCACTTAAAAGCACCGTCATTACTACCGCCATTAAAGTTTATAGTTATGTCACCAGCATTTGTACCAATAGTAATATTGTCTGCTAGTAGTCCAGTAATAGGACCACCCTCACCAGCAGTACCGTCATGTGTGTGGCCTGAACTAGCAGCAAAGGCAGCTAGAAGCTGATCGTACTCGTTGTTAAACAGGTCCGAAGTAATGACATCGCCATCAGTAAAGGTTGATTGTCTTGTGTATGTAGCGCCCATTTAACGTCTTGCTCCTAATTGATATTCGAGTTGGAAACCTTTAAGTGAATAAGGTGCCGACTCACCACCATCATTTATTCTTAAAACTACAGAAAAGCCTGAGCCTTCTACAGGCTGTCTTACAAGCGGTTGGGAAGCCCCACCAAAAACAAATCTAACTGCACCACCTATAACACTGAATATAGCTGAACCAAACTGTGCAGCTACAACAGTAGAATCTAAAGGGTATGCCGCAGGTCTAGGAGAGTCTGCGTTCTCATTATCATATCTTACTAATAGGTCTGCGTCAATAGCAGATTCTGGTTTGTAGTTAATAATAACTCTTTGCATATGCTTTCGGATGCCTGTGTCACCAAAAGACAAGTCAGTACTTCTGTACTTACCTAGCATGGGTGTACCGTCAAAGGTATTGCCCTTTTCTTGTCTGTGTATGAAGCCATTAAAGTCTCCATGTAATACTATAACATTACCAGCCTGTACAAGTGTGTCTGTACAAGAGGGTTTTATACCACGTATCTCAGAAAACTCATAACCATCTTCTCTCATGACACAGATAATACCTCGTGTAGTATTAACTGCTTGGTTCTCTTTAGTAAAGAATATCCTGTACTGCGTCTTGTCTTGTACAACAACACTTTCAAAAGAGGCGGAGTCCTTGATGTTAGCGTCAAAGATAGACTGCACGTTTCTACTTATTGTACCTAGTTCTGTGTCACCAATATTTGCAGTAGCAGCAACTGTCCGTAATCCGTCAGGCCCAAGGAATACTAAGTCACCGCCAAATTCCTGTATGGTGTCACCGTTGATACAACCAATGTTTCTCGTAACAGGTACAATAGCAAAGTCACTAGAGGTATTACCCGTCAGTTTAAATATTCTGTTCTCACAAAAGATAAAGAGGCTATCACGAAAGACTTTAATTCCTGTGATTGAATCGTCTACTCTAATGCTCCCTGCAGGTAAAGATCCACCCGTACTAAAACCATCTTCGTTGAAGCCCTCACTAAAGTTTAATAGTTCTGGGGTAGTAGACTTACCAGCATAGAACATATGAGACTTATAGGAGACAACAAACTTAGAACCTACAACAGCACTAGCACTAACATCAACAGCACTAAGAGCTAAGTTAAAAACTACAGGTGCATTTACCCCATCAACAAATACAATCTTTTCATTACCATCAAAGTTAAACCGTTCAAACCTATACTTAGAGGCGTTGGTTCTACCTGTATCTATCTCTGTCCAGTTGGCTGAGATAACGTCACTAAGAGAATGGGCAGCAGCTGACGTACCTTCTCTAGCTCTTGTCACACCTGTAAACTCATTTGGACTAGATGCTGCATCTACGCCTGTGTAGGTAAACAGTTCTGAGTTAATCTGAAATGCACCACTTGTCGCAAACCCTGCAACAGATTCTACTTTGATTGTACCAGAACCAGACATAGATGTGTTAATAGCTATAGAACTTTTTATCTCATCTGAAGTAGAAGAGAATATCTTCTCTCCCCTGCAAGCTAAAACGTTATTACCAAAAGTAGCTACACCAATAACTTTCTCTGAGTCAGCAGAGGTAACTGGAACTATCTGATTAATGTACCTACGGTGTCCGTTTATTCTCCTGTAGCCACCCTCAACGTCAGGCTCAAAGTTTTCTAGAACTAAAGCCTCACCCGGTTTCATAAGAAAAGAAGAACGGTTTAATACTAAACCGCCCTCACAATTAAATGCTACAGGTTGTACTTGAGAACTATCTGGCATTAAAAGGAGACTCCAGAGTTAGAACTTGTAGGTCTATTTATAACTGTAGACCTAATGTAGTCAAACTTATTAATTAATAGACTTTGGATATTTTTAATACCGTCTTCAAAACGTGATAAATTAAGTTGATATTGCTGCACCTCACCCCTATACTGATATAAAAATGCAGTAGCACCATCTGTAATAACAGGTTTAAATCTATCTGGAATAGAAGTAACATCTCCTTGTGCAACTAAGTCACTAGGAAATGTAAAGTAATCAAATAGTAATACATACTCTTTATCAGGATAAGGATAAAGCAAGTAGTTGTTATCAAGTGTACGTACAATGTACTGTGGCATACCACCATTATCAAACTGTGTTACTACAACACCAGAAGAATAAGCAGCGGCTGTAGTACCACTAGCACCTCTTGTACAACCTGTAAGAGTATTACCTGAGATAGCAGTATAAGAGATTAACTCACTGCCTACATAGACAGACCCTGAGGCTGCAAAGCCTGTAGAAGAAACAAGTGTAAGTATGGTAACAGAATTTGTATGAGAACCATTCAAGGTTGTAGATTGAATTTCGTCTTCTTGATTTGCAAACTCTTTACTTACGTATTCATTGTAATTAAGTTTCCTTAAATTAATTCCTGCAGAATTAACATTGTCATCTTTTTTTATTCTAGCTGTATTATAATCTATGTGTTTTGTACTCGTAGGTACAGTATATCTTACTACTCCAGGAACTAGAGTAGAAGTATTAGACTCATGATTAAATGGATAGGCAAATTCTTTTTGATTGATGTGTCGTATAGCTTCATTAACAGCATTTTTACATTGTATCTGTACACCCCTAGCACTTGCAAAGTTACTAGAAGTAAGCTCTACTTCATTCATCCTAGTAATAACACTATTAGTCAATGTAAGAAATGTAAGAGCCATTATTTTTCCTTAAGATAAGCTAAAGGGGCCAGCATAAAGCCAGCCCCTAAGTTTAGTGTTGTATTACAGCAAGTCACGTTGGGCTGAAGCAGCCTCAGTGTGAGCAGCCGAAACATCTGCAATTACTGCATAGACACGTAAGCGTCCAGTAGCAGCAGCAGCACCAGCAATAACAACATCAATAGTATCTGACGCAGCGACAAGAGCTAATGCAGCAGCAGCATAAGTAGAGGCAGCTGCAGTATTAATAACATTAGTCTCACCGTTAGTACCAAGTACAAGG